GAAAGCAGGAGTGCTTTCTGTCCCAGCAGCTCCTTCATTAACCCAGCTTACAGAAACAGAGGAAGAAAGCGAGGGAATGTTCATCACATCAGATTTCATCGGAATCTTCGTGGCAAAACGTAGTGCGTAGCCGACATCTTCCGCAATTCGCAGAACCTCTGCTCTGAACTCTTCTGGGACGAGGAATCCACCAGTTCCAGAAGGCCCTTCTACGAGCCCCTTGGAGAGCGAGCGAACGAATCCGATTAACTTTTCTTTCGTGCTCTGTTCGCCCCCTTCCGCGGGTAATCTTCTTTTAGCCTCCAAGTATGGAGACATTTCGTTCTGAACCACTTCTTTAATTATAGATTTCAGCTCTTCTATTGTCATTTTTTACTCCTCCTTTCACTCAACATTTCGTTGATGACTTCTTTTATTGCTTGCCGAATGACCTCGGCATCAATCTCAACGTGTTCAGCCTCTTCATTTCTAACATCCCCGCCCCCGTTTTGAGGTGCTGATGTTTCTGAAAATTGGAGGCTAAACTTTTCTATCACTTCAACACGTTTTTCCAACTCGTCCAATTTCTTCCTCAACTCTTTTATTTGCTTCTCGTAATCCGTACTCTTCTCCTCTCGGAATAGCTCTTCAAGTTCTTCTTCTGTATATTGTCTGAACTCTGGAGGTTCTTTTTCATATTCTTCATAGTGCTTCGCGAGGTGATTATATACTCCTCTTTTATCACTATCAGGTATATCCACCTCTCCTCGTGCTCCAAGTAGAGCCGCCATCGCCGCCGCAACTCCTCGCCAGTGTGTCTTCAATTGTCCACCACTTACATCGTGATGAGGCAATTTATAAGCCCCGTAGTTTTCATAATCTTCACTATCATACCAGGCAAATCCTTCCCTGAATTTAGCCCAGTCAATCTCATCTTTATCGGGGCCACCAGCCCATTCCATTATTCTTCGCCTTGCTTCTCCTGCATCCCATTCTTCATCTTCTGGAAGCAATGGATAATGTTCAAACGGGACGACTCCCTTATACGTTGCCCCAACCAGTTTTTCATCCAACGATTTCTTCAATATCTTGCTCATAATCACCACTCTTCCGTTTTTGATGTCAGCAACCAGTGCTTCGGGATTTGCAGGGACAGGAACAGCACTTATTTCCAGAAGTTCTTGACGTTTGAAAACTCTAATCTGGTTTCCATCCCTTTCTTCGTTCTCAGTTTCGAGTGGTAAAAATCCAACTGAAAAGGCGTTGAGGTATCCATCTTTATATAGTCTCCATATCTCAGAAGCCATCTGCGTATCAGCAAACTTCGCTTTGAATTTTAAGGCTTTGTTTTCCTGTTTCACCCACAGAACTTTCCCCACTGGTGGAATGTCGTAGTTATGAGCCCAGAGCAAAACTGGGTTCTTACGAAAATTGTCTAACTCCCAACCTCCAACTTCAATGATATCGCCATCTCTGTCAACTGATTCCGTGCTTGCATACGCGACGAGAGTCCTCTCGTCCTCATTCACCTCCTTAACGTATGCATTTTTATAGATCTTTTCCATTTATCCCTCCTCCCCCTCTTTCGAGGGTCTAAAACGTTGTTCCCACATTCGTATGCCATTCAGGTTTCTCCTTCCCTCTCCAATACTGGGAGAACAGTGCATCGGCAGTTCACGATATTTCCTGGTGAACCGTTCGGGTCACCTGGGAACTTCAACGCCTCACCTCCCACCGTAAACATTTCATCGATTTTCACCATCTGTCCATCCGCCGCAATGTGTTCAGGTCTTACTTTTTCGTCTCGTGCTGTTAGCCATTCCTTATACTCCACAACTCCAGAAAGTCTGTATGTGTCCGTGATTCCCGCATTCGTTGCTCCTATGACCTCCGTTCTCGCTATCATGAGACATCTTGATTTTGTAGCATATTCAAAGACCGTCTTAACTCTCTCCGCTAACTTCTCGATACTTTCCCCGTTTTGAAAACCTGCAATCAATTCCTCTTTCAACTGTTCAATTGTCGTATTATTGACTTGCTCTGCAAAACGCATATTCTTATTTCTAATGAGTTCAACTGCTCTCGGATTATCAACAGTGTAATCAAAAGTGATACCCATTAGAGCAATTGCCCTATCTATACCCGCCCCGTATGCTTCTGTGAAGATATCAATTGTCTCTTCTGAGAAGATTCTGTCCCACGTGTATCTATCGAAGATGATGAATTCAACCAGGTCATCATTCTGTTTTTGCTGTGTCCCAAAGAAAGATTTTATACGATACAGGTTTTCAATCACTTCTTTTTCTTGCTGTTTGAATAGCTGTCGAGTTCTGCGAATCATAAGATTTTCAAGGGGGTTTGTCTGTGCTATAAAGAGTTTCCATATTTGCTCACGTTGAACCTCCTGCGGATATGATGAATGAGGAATCACCGTTTGCGTCCTGAACATCTCTTCGGATACAGGTTCTTCTTGCGGTTCATTACGACGAGAGCCAGAAACAGGATACAGGTTAAAAGGCATATAGACGACATCACCCCAGTCAACGGGTTCAAGTCCAACCTCCTCTCTAACCTCGTTTATTGTCATCACGCCGTTATTCAGATATGTCTGGTGCTGTCTCAATCTGTATTCCTTATCCTGTGGAACAGGATTTTCAAAATCTATCGTGAGAGAATCACTTTCCCAGAAGACATCAATGAAGTCATACTGTAAGACTTGCTGTATCAGTTCAAGGCGTGGAAGAATAACTTCATTCTGAAATGTGTAGTCGTTTGCCTCTGCGTTTGCTCTATTCACATCTTCCACGACCCCCAGTTTTGAGGGAGGAACTCCCCAGACATGCAGGATTGTATCTCTCGTGAATCTTCTCCCTTCAAGGAATTCGATATCTTTCGGTGTCAAACCCAGTGGTTGAACTTGAAGCGATTTACTTATTACTGCAACCTTCCCAGATCTGTCTATTCCTCGATAAGCAGATTCCCATTTAGCCCGTAGACGGTCTTCCTCTTCTTTATTCAGAACTCTGTCAGTTATCAGTAATACATCAGGGATTGCTCTATTCTTGAAAAGTGAAAGCTGATATTTTCTCATAAACAGGTCAGTATCGTATTCATAGACGACTGCCTGCAATACTCCCATTCCGTAGTAGCGATTCGTCGGATGTGGGAACTTAAAGTGAATGATTTCGGCAGGTTCGAAAGCAATCGTCTGTCCCGCGAATTCATATAGATATCCTTTTATTAGACCATCTTCGGAAGGAACGACTCGCATCCTGTCAGGCGGGATAACCCATATCTCGGCAGGTTTTCCAAGCGAATTCATAGCGAGATACCAGAACGCATTGCCTGTTAATTCCAAGTGAATGTCAGTTAATTTCATCATCTCCCAACGTGTACTGAGCGGATTCGGTTTTTGCAGGATTGAAAGAACAGGATGTCTTAAAACTGGGTCAATACTCCCATCAGGTTTTTCCTGTGCCAGTTCCCAGCGAACTTTTGCGATTGAGTTTGAGATAACGTTTACGGCGGCAAATACCCAGCCAGTGTAAGAATTCAGATAATCTGTGATATTGTATTGAGGGTTAGCCCAGAGATAACGAGCAATCTCTGATGTTTGAACGAACTGCCTTCGGTCTTTTTTGAACCCCTTAAATACGTTAAAGAGTCCCATCAGTATTTATTCTCCTCACAAGATTTTAAGAAAAATGTCCTGACCCTTCGATAGATGCGAATACACAGCATAACGCAAAGCATCCATTGCGTGGTCATTAAATTTCACTGGCTCGTCAAGTATTTCACCGTTCTTGTTTTCTTTCCATTTATACATTTGTATCTCTTTTATAGTGTTTGTACAATCTTTATACAAGTATATCATCTTTCTCTTCAAAAAATCAATTCCATTGTTCACATCTTTCTTTGCAGGATATATATTATAGCCTGCCCTATAAAGTTCTTCAATCCTGGCTGGTTCTGCACTATCAGCATATATTTCAGCATTTTTATTATCTACAAATATTTTAAGCTTTTCAATTAAATCTTCATTCGTCAAATGAGTTTCGTAAAGTTCTTTTGTCACATATATATTATCATCCTTCAACCCTATTTCTAAAACCACCGATGGATTATTGTACCCAAAATCAATTCCATAAATAACTTCGTCAAAACTTTCTGGCATCTTTGAAACAATTTGATAATTACTGTATATCTTGTTCTTTAATATTGCATACCTTCCCAGGGTATATATCTGATAATACACTTCGTCTTGTTCTTTCAAGAATTCTAACATCTTTGCATACTCAATGTCAAGAAATGGGTTATCTACATACGTTGTCTGCAAAATTGCAATGTCGTCACTTTCTTGCTCAAAGAATTGTTTCTGTGTCCAACCTGCAACAGGA